TGTCATTGCGAGCGGATCCCAACCCGAGAACCAGCGTGGTCACGGCGTCGATGTCTGCCACCTTTGCAATGATGCGGCAGCGCTGCACCTGGCGAAGGTCGTAGGGCAACACGTCATTAAAGAACAGACAGACGTTTTCGGCTTCGCTGGTTGCAGCCAGCGTGAGCTTCGCGGCGCCGCCGTCCTCTGTGATGCAAAGGTAAGTCGGCGTGCCACTGCTTGAGGTGTCGGCAATGGTCCAGCCATTCTGGCCGGGGGTTGCACTGAACACCTGAGCGCGGTCAAAGAGATCACGGAAACAACGAACGCCACGAAATACAGTCATGGTAAACCCTTTCAGTTTTTTTAGGCGGCTGAAAGTGCCGGCCTCTCAACGCTGCGAGCCGCCCCACGGATGGAGCGGCTGCAGGTGCTGGCGAACCAACAGAGGGGATCAGATTATGCTTCACCCTTGTGCTTCTGGATGCCGCGGTGGTTCATCGCCTTTGCAGCAAAGGTCTGAAGGACGTAGTATTCCATCGACAGCTTCTCTTCGTCCATGTAGGACCGGACCAGCGGATTTTCTTGACCCTGCAGGAAGGTAACTTCGATGGTGTCGATAGTGCTTGGATCTGCGAAGAGATACCACGCAACAGTGCTGTTTGCGTCGAGGATTGGTTCAACGACCGGAATCATCGTGCGGGCTGGATTGTAAACCAGCGTGTTGACGGAGCTGTTCGGATCATACGCTGAATTCACCAGTTGCAAGGCGACGGTTTCCAGTGCCGATGGGACAACGAGGTAGCGCGGCTGCAGGTTCAGGATGTCGTCGGACTCTGCCCCTTCCGGCGTGTTCTCACCTCGCATCTGTCGCATCAGGTTGGTAAGCGTTCCGAGCGTCGTCACTGATGGAGCGCCGGTGCCGGTGGTGAGGTTAGGCCGTTTGCGTGCACCACTGGCAGCGGAAAACAGCGAAACACCATCGCTTAACGTCGGGTTGCTGGTAAGCTGTGCCCACGCCACGGCGTTCACCGTGCGGGCCGCGGCTGCACCGAGCATAACCGGCGTGCGGGTCAGGGCGTCCATGTCGTCGTTTACCAACAGTTTGTAACTGAAAGACACGCCGAGCGAACGGGATTCAACGGCGTAGGATTCGCGGGCGTCTGCGAAACTCGCTTTGTTAGGCTCGCTCGTGTCGTTCCAAATTGGCAAATTCGGAATGGCTCCCATGCGAAGGCGGTTGATCTGCTTGAAGTCGGCAACACTGGTGCCCTGTCGCATCGGGCCACGCCAGGTGCTTGGGGCTTCGGTGTAGCCGACCATCATGGACTTGTTGATGGCGTCCATCGTGAGGTTCAGGAACGAACCAGTGGTGTGGTACGGTCCATCGGATCGCAGACCACGAACCTTTGCCGTGCCGAACATGGCGGCAATCGCCACATCTTCGCGGCTGAGTCCAAGCGTTCGCACGCCGAGTGCCTGCAGAGTCGTTTCAGCCAACTGGTAAAGGCTGGCGTGCCGGAACTGGCTGTCGTTGAACGTCCGCAATTCTGGCGACAGGTGGCGTTCGGCTCGCTGGCTGTCGTTGCCCACTGCATTCAGAACGGCGCGGCGGGTGATCGTGTTTCCGATGTCGGCCTGAAGGCGGTCGAAGCCATTGCTGGTGAATCGGATCGCGGCGCCATGGGGAATGGCTGCGGCTGCGTCTGCTTTGCGTGCGGCAAGGTGGGTGCGAACGGCGGCAATGTCGGCAAGGTTGCGGGCTGCGTCGAATTCGTGCGGCATGTCTGCGAGTTCGCAGAGGCTGCGGACTTCGGCTTCGAATGCAGCGCGGGCGGCGCGTTCGTTGGCAAGTGTGCGGGCGGTGCCTTCGGCGACGAGTCGGGCGATGTCGTCGGCGGTCAGTGCGGCGGGCGGTGCGGCGGGCGGTGCCTGTCGCTGTTCGGGCGGTGCTGCTGGTGCGGCCATGCGTTCGGGGTTGGCGACGATCCAGGCCTGAGCCTGTTCGTCGTTCAGTTCGGCGGGCATCCCGCGGGACACAAGCAAAGCACGGAGTTCTTGATTCACAGTAAAATCTCCTTCAGGGGAATGAATGAAACGGCAACGAGCCGGGTCCAATCCCCGGAGTTTTGCCTGATCGTCTGCACCAATCGGAGTAAGCGAAACCTCGCGGAGTCGCCACTTCGTTACCACGTTTACGGGGCCTGCGTATTCGCGCCCGCCTATGGTTTTCGTCTTGCCCTTTTCGATGTATGTTCGCTTCAAGACTTCATAGCCCACTGACACGTCCGTAACGTGCCCATCACGAACAGCAGCCAATGCTTCCTCGCCCTGCCGGGCCTTCGAGAACATCAGCGTGGCGGTAACGCGGCCATCGCCCACCGTGATATTGCGAGCGCTGCCCAACTGGTCCGTTACGCTGCTGCGGCGGTGTGAGTCGAGAAACGGGATCTGACGGGATTTAGGAAACTCAACGCCACTGGAAAGCAGAATTTCGGGGACGTAGTCCATCCGCTCCCAGTCAACCATCAGCACAGGCTGTTCAGTGCTGATGACAGCCTCAACCGTGCGGCCCTCTTCGTTGAAGGTCTTCGCCCGCAGTTCGATCTCAGACCGGAAGCCCGGACTGATCGCGTTTCCGCTGGCAAGTGTGTCATTGTGTCGTTTGGCCATCGTCTGTTCCAGTCGGAGAATCGGCGGCTTCGTTTGCGTTTCGCGGTGCCGGTAGTCCCATTATGTTGGCGAGTATTTCGGGCGGTATACCAAGCCTACCAGCCACTTCATAAACTTCGGCCATGTTGGCCAGCACGTCACGCCAGTTGGTGCCGAGTTTCGCGCATTCCATTTGCAGCGAAGACAGCCCACCTTTGATGCGGTCATGGGCGGCTTTTGCGTCGTCCACTGGGTTGATGCTGAGAGCAATCGGGCCGTTCCAACTGGCCACCATGAAGCGGCCGGGAGACGCAAGGAATTCAGCGGAGGAAATGATGTCGTTGAAGAACCCGGACACCATCGCCGCGCGAATGACAGCCTCGTAAATGGGCTGGCAGAAGTTGTCCGCAAACCACTGCTGCACGTCGTGCAACTCTGGCCAAATGTCGTTGTCTGCGGATCGCTCTGAACTGAACGAGGAATTCCGATAATCGCCTGTGATCGTCGAAGACTTCACGCCTGGAACTGCCGTCGCCGTGCCTCGCTGCAGGTGCTGCACGAACGCTTCGGGATTCATGTTGGGTTGATTGGGACTGTGCAGTTCAAACTTGCCGTCTCGCCCAGTGTTCACCAGCAGCCCGGGCTGCAGTTTCGTGACGGTGTTTCCGTCGCCGTCCGTCAGGTCGTCCGGTGCAGTGCTGGATGCGTTGAGCCCAAACTTTGTGGCGCCGGTCGGTTTTGCATATGCTCCGACAACACAAGCCGCCAATGCGGTAGACTTTAGGACGTTGTATTCCAAATCCGCTGTGTCCTGCGTGCGAGTCAGCGCAGCAGAGAACCACGGGACGCCGCGGAGTTGGTCGATATCCTCCTCAACGTACAGGTGCCCCATCTGGTCCGCTGGGATCCGCACGGCGTTCCCGGACTGGTTGGCCGATGCGTAGGCTGGCTGAAGGCGGATGTAGTACGCTGTGCGCCGGTTTTCTTCGTCCAGTTCAATGCCGCGGAACAGACTGGATCCGCCGGGAATTTCGGCGGATGTCACCTCTGTTTCGTCCGCCAGTCTGCAGGAGTCAATCAGCTGCAGTGTGAGTGGAATTGGAAGGTCGCGGCGGGTTTGCTCCGCCTGCGTTATGGGCTTCATTCGAAACAGGGCGTCGCCGGACAGGATAACGGCCTGCAGGGCCACCCGCTGCAATCCAGCCAGTGTCTGCCCGCCCTGTGCCGGCAATCCACGGGAGTCAAAGCCGGCGTTGAGTCTCTTCCAGAGTTCTTTGCATCGGTCGCGAAATGCCTCGTTTGGCGTGCCGTCGGCGTTCATGGCGAGCGGCTCGGGGTGCATTCCACGGCCAATCACCTTGCTTTGCAGCGTTCGGACAATTTTCCGGGCTGATGGATTGGTGCGGTACAGCCGCCACGACTGCGCCCGAAGGTTGTCGGTGACGGCCGAACTGGCCTCGTTTTCTTTGTAGACTGACAGTGTTACTTTGTTCGTCCGCGTCGTCTTTGCCTGCGGATAGATGTTGTTTGGCGCCGCACTCATCGCCATGATCTGCTGCAGCGTCGCGCGTGCCTGAAGCCTCCGGGCTGCTGCTGCCGGTGCGACGTATCCGATGAAACGGTCGAGCAGGTTCACGCGGTGGGTTGCTCCAGCGAGAGGAGCGAAACCATTGAGCCAGAAGCCTCTGCGTCCGCCTCATCCATCAGTTCGGTGCGTGCCTTCATCAGGTCACGCAACGCCGCCATCTGTTTTGAGCGGCCGTGAACCGTGTAGGATTGTGCCGTGAGCGTCTGCAGGATTGCAGTATTCACGGCAGCAAGTAATTGGGTTGACGTAGTCATGCCGGCCAGCATAGCCGCCGGCTGGCGTCACGGTATACCAGACCTACCAATCACCTCAGCCCGTCGAGGGAAACGGCCTTGTGCTCCAGCGTCACCACGTTGAGAGCCACCCGAACTGACCACGTATGCCCGCACGGTGGGTGATCGGGGGACTTGCTGCGGCAGCACTTGTAATACCGCGTTTGCCCCTGCGTCGAATACGCCACGCCATGCCCGCCGGCACGGTCCCAGCATATCGGACATCGCCGCCACGGCTGGATCTCCTCAGCGCGTGCCGGTTGCGGTTGCGGCTCAGGTGCCTTGTGCGGCTGCCGATTAGACCCACGGCCTGCCATCTGGTCTTTTGTCTCCGCCATGTATTACGCTCCTCTGTGTTTGAATCGCCATTCGCGGCGGAAACCCGCCGTTTTCTTCGACGTAGGCCACCGCCAACGCCAGCCCGTACCTGAGCGCGTCGCGGAAGTCGTTCGGCGCCGATTCGTTCTTCTTCACCCACAGCAGTTTTGCGTTCCCGCGGGTGTCTGTTACGTCTGAGATTGTAGCATTGCAAAGGTGTTCCAGAAACTCGATGTCGCCCTCTGAGCCCTGACATAGCCCAAGCCCCTCCGCCTGTGCCGGCGTGCGTTCGTCAAGTCGGGCCTGCAGGTCTGTTTCCCAGTAGTCCGTGTTAACCAAAAACAGCATCTGCTCTGAGCGGTCATTTGTCTGCACGGGGGCGAGTTTGTAGGGCTTGCCGCCAAGGTCGTTGGAGGAGCCTTTGCACGGAACCATTCCGGGGTGCGAGTTGCAGAAGTCATAGGTGCGTTTGGTGTCCCAGCCAGAGTCGGCGGAGACGACAATGGCAGCCATTGGGTTGCCGCCGTCCTCATGATGGTATTGGCGAAGGACGACGCGGTCCCAAACGTCTTCCAGCGTGTTCAGTGCCCCGTAGTCTACGACGTGTGAGCGGAAGTCATCGCCGTGGGCGAGAACTACATAGAGACGATAGCCTCCTTCTGCCGCTTGCTGGTCGATTGTGACCGTGAGGAACCGCCCCCAGACCGGGACCACGCCGCGGGGAACAGGCGTCCGCAGTCGCTCGCCGATGCGTTCGGGAGTCGATTTTGATTTGCGAGCCTCCCATGTTTCGCCGGCGTCCTCGTTGATCCACTGCCTGAGCTTCGCGGGACTTTTGCATTTGCCGAGGAAATCAGAAACGATCTGCCCCCAGCCGTGGAACAGGGCGTAAAACACTGAGAGCTGAGAGCCCCATTCAGAGCCCCAGTTGGTTGGGCTGCCGATCAACCAAGACATATCGTCCGGTGGCAGACTGCGGGCTTCCATCGCTCGCTCGTGATCTACTTCACAGCCTGCAGGAACCCAGACGCCTCGCGGCATCATCCATGCCCTGTGCAGGTCGTCAATGCGGCTTTCGCAGTAGCGGCAGACATAGTGAGCTGTGCGGCGGGCAAGGTCGCGGTCGGTGGCGCCGGTCGGCAGTTTGTCGAAGAATATTCCGCCAGGTGTTTGCCCATTGCCGAATTCGAGCGTTTGGAATTTGAAGCAGTGCGGGCAGGGGACGTAGTACCGGTGGTTGGTGCTTTGCAGCCTGCCGAATTCCACGTTCGATTTATTGCGGACTGACGGCGTGCTTTCGAACACGAATTTTCTGTCGGGGTGTTCGGCTCCTCGTTTGCGGAAGCGTTCGAGCGGGTCGCCTTCGCTGCTCGTTTTTTCTTGAACCCATTTGTCAATCTCGTTGCCGTGCCCGATGCGGATGCTTTTGTCGGCCAGTCTGCTTTTGCCTCGCGGCCATGCACCATGGCAGACTGCACGCCGCAGGGCGATGCGGGTCTTTGATTGCCGCTGCCGGATTGGGACCTGCGAGCGAAGCCGCGGGCAATATTCCAGCATGAGCCAGAAGCGGCCGAAAACGCTTTTGCAGTTGGTTTCGTCAGGCGTCGCAAACATGGTTTCCTCGGGGCGGGTGTCCATGCTTCTCATGAGCATTCCCAGCCCGAAGTTCGTTTTGAACATACGGGCCGCCCATTGCATCCACAGGGCGCGGAATTGCGGGTTGTCGTATGCCCAGCACGGGCCTTGCGGGGCAGTCACCCATGGAACGCTCTGCTCGTCAAACGCTCGCCCAGTGTGGTCGTAGAAGTGCAGCCGAAGCCAGTCGGCTGAAGACTCATGGACTCGCGGCCGCACGGCATCGCGGGCGACGATCGCTGACAGCCTCATACAAGGTCCTCCAGACTGTCGCAGAACTCGCGGCGGGCGATGTCGATTTCGTTGGTTGCCAGTCTCAGCGTCTCTGCCTTTGCCGCATCCGGTGCGAGTCGTGCAAGTTTCTCCGGCAGTGATTGCAGCCGGGACACAAGCCGGGACCAGAGAAGTGCCATGTCTCTTTCGATCTCCACTCGTTCTATCAGTTCGCCGCGTTTCTTCGCGTTCTCGATTCGCCGCTTTTCGGACTGCAGCCGGATCTGCTCGATTTCGGCCTGTCGTTTTTCCTCGCTCGTGGTGCTGGCGTTGCCGGTGGCTTTCGCGAGTCGCCACGCCACGATCTGCTGCAGTGGGTAACGGCCTTCGGTGCCAGGCATTGGCGGGGACTCTGTTCGCCATTGTTTGACGGTCTGAACTGCAAGCCCGAAAAACTCCGCCACCTCCGCCAGCGTCCGGCATTCCCAGCGGGTGCTGTGCTGCTTCCGTTCTTCGGCTTCGAGAAGGTCTTCGATAGCCTGAAGGTCATCCGGCGAATCAGCGGAGTCGAGCAATTCGAGCAGCCAGCGCCGCTCTTCGGTTGCTGGTGGTGCTGCTGACATTTGCGGGGGACTCCGATTCAACGCGGTGGACGTGGGCGTGGGCGTGGGCGACGACTGCAGGCGGTTTGTCGGCTTCCGTGTTCGCCTCCTGCATCTTCATAAGGACGCGGGCCGCTGCGATTTTGTCGCGTGGCTTACCCTCCGCCACGATTTTAACGAGCGCCGCCGGCAAGCCTGCCATTAGGTTGTCCGGGATCTTCCACCCCTTGCGAACTGCCTGCCCGATCAGTTGCATGTCGGAGCGGGACAACTGCTCTGTGATGAGCGTGGATTCAGTTGGTTGGATCATTTGTCACCTCGCTTCCAGTGTCGCGGTTTTGCCTCATTTTGTTTTTTTTCAAAAATCTATCCCGATTTGTTCTATTCGGGCTGGATTCTGTCCCGATATCGGACTATATTCCTTCCATCAGGCAAACGACGCCTGACACACCACACGCAAAGAAAGGTCACAAAAATGAAACTTACCATCGACAACAGTGCTTTTGTTCGATCTCACGGCAAACAGCCAACCGGCACGGGCTGCTGGGCGTTTGAGATTCACGACGACTCCAGCCGCAAGGTTGTGCGAGTTGTGTTTTGCCCGGGACCGCACACGCTGACGGCCGCTAAAAAGTGGCTGAAGACATGGGTGGCGGAAAACATGGCAGCCGAGTTGGCCACCGGATACCTCTCCGCTTCTGTTGCTCCCTGATGTTTTTATCACAGCCCGGGCAACTCGCCCGGGCCTTTTGTTTGGAGTTCCGATCATGGACACACTGACCACCACTGAAGTCGCCCGCCGCTTGTCTATCGACCAATCTCGCGTCCGCAAGCTGTGCCGCACTGGCAGGTTGGGGCGGAAGTTTGGCCACGTCTGGATGATTACGGAGGCCGATGTTGCAGCGTATTTGCAGGCCGGCCCCCGCAAGGCAGGACGACCAAAGGGATCACGGTAACTTTTGCTCTGCGTATTTTTTGCGTGCTGCTTATTAGACTTTTTCACAGGATTGCCGCCATGAAACCACACGCCCGCCGCGCCACCGCCACCTTCCCGTATTTCAAACTGGCCACATTCGACAATTTGTCGTTTTGCTTTCGTGATGGAAAGCAGGCGTTTGAATCCGAATCTGCCGCCGCCGCTGCCGCCAAACGCCCGGGAAAATATCGGGTCAGCATCGTGACAGCGAACGGCCGGCAGGACATGCCCGCCTTTGAGGTTCACGGCTGATCTCCAGAAAGCGTCCGGGTCGGATTTGCACCGCCCACTTCAGGCTGGTCGCCTGACGTGTCGCTATCAACACTTCGGACGCGAGGTTTTCCTTTATACATGCCCGCCCCGCGGCGGTCAATCTCAGAGAACGGAAGGATTGGGACCGTGAGGCGGTCGCGGGCAGTTGGGTCGAGGAAGTAAATGTAGCGAAGTTGGAAGCCGGGGATAGTAACGCCACCAGTGGCCTTAGCATACGCGCCGAGGTTGTATTTGCCGCCGGTGATCTGGTAATAAGACCGCCCGCCAAGTTCCGGCCGTGGCCTTGTCGGCCCGCTCTCAAGAGTCATTTTGTGAATGACAACACCATCAGCGCGGCGCACAAGATTCATGCTTTCAACAATTCCCGTCAGTACAAACCCGCTCGCCCGGTAAATCGCCCCGTCCCCACACTGCGTGCCATCCGCAAACGACACGCACCACTTCAACTGTGGGTACTGTTTCCGCATCCACCGAAAGGCAAACCCCAACGCCCGGCTTTCGCCATTGCGCGGCAGCCAATCCGCAAACGCCATGCGATTCAGTTCAATGAATTCGTTCCACAGCGTACCACGCACCAGCCCTTGAATCTTCCGCTTATCCAGCGACGGGCCGAACTGCATCGCGCCGCCACACTTGCCGTCAAGAAATACACCAAGGTGCAACTGCGAATTTTGGACCGTCTTTCCGCTGTAATGCAGCGCCTGCACGATGCGGTTTGCATCCTTCGCGGAAATCGGCTGCACGATCAAACGCTTTGCATCACCCATTGAATGCCTCGCATATCGCCGCCAGTGCGTTCCCGTTGCTGTTCTCATTCACGTCGGATTTGCCGCCGCCGGCTTCCTTCGCCTTCTTCAATGCCGCCTCAATCGCCTCAAACTGCGAATCGTGAACCGTGAATGTCATTTGCCGAAACGGCTCGCGGTCGCCTTCAGCCAGTTCGGGCGGGTCAACCACGGCTGCATTGTAGCCCATAAACTTCGCCAACTCGTCCGCATCGAAGCCCAGCAGCCCGAGGTCATACTCGTCGGCGTGCAACTCCGCCAACTCCACCTCCAGCATCGCGTCGTCCCACCCGCTGTTCAATGCGATGCGGTTGTCTGCCAGAATGTAGGCTCGTTTCTGTGCGTCGGTCAAATAGCCCAGCCGAATGCACGGCACGGACTGCAGCCCCAGCTTCTGCGCCGCTATCACGCGGCCATGTCCGGCAATGATGCCGTTGTCGGAGTCGATCAGTACGGGGTTGGTGAATCCAAACTCCTGAATGCTGCCGGCGATCTGAGCCACCTGGCTTTCGCTGTGCGTGCGAGCGTTGCGAGCGTAGGGAATCAGGTCGGCCGTGGCCACCTGCTCGATCTGCACAGGCTGCCCACCGTCCGCCTTCCCGTTGCCCCCTTCCCCCTGTTTTTCTCCGCCTCGCCTCGCCATGTAGTAGCCCTGCCTCAAAAAACCTTATGTAC